CGCCGGTGCTGCCGGTCGTGATGCAGATGATGCTGACTACGCCCCCGCCGAGGAAGATCTGGGCGCTGCCGATTCCGTCGCACTCGGAGTGAAGCAGCGCCCCGACAGTCAGCCGCGCCTGCGCGTTCGCTACCCCGTCTGCCTCGCCTTGAACGAGGATGGGCGGTCCGGCGATCTGGACTTGGGCGTTGCCGTCCCCGTCCGCTTCGCCTCGAAGCGCGAGGCCGGAGGCGCCGCCGCCCGAGGTCGCCGGGCCAATGGCGGCGCGCCAGTTGATGAGCTGAGCCGATTGAAGGACGCGCCAGGCGCCCCGCGCCTTGGCGGGGCCGGACGCGCCCGACGCGCCGGACGCACGCCAGTTGATCAGCAGCGCCGATGCTAGGAGTCGTTGCGACACTGCCCAAGCTCCTTTACGGCTGCGTCAAAAGCGTATAGGGGAGATCGTCGGCTCCGGTTGCCGAAAACTTGAGCGCCATCACATTGCAGTTGGTCTCGCTAGCGGTGAAGCTGACAGTGTAAAGACCGCCGCCGATTTCGGTGACCGCGTTGGTCGAACTGGCGAGCGATCCGCCGTCTTTGGAAATTTGACAGGTGACCGTCAGGCCCGTTTGCATCTGGTGCGAGGACGAGCTCGTCATCGGGAAGGTGAAGTTAGCAAATGCGACGCCCTTTGCAACCGTCATCGCGCCGTCAGGCAAGCTCGAAAGACCCAATCGCACTCCGTCGTTCGGATCGTAAGCGGTGAGCTGGAGCTCAACCGTTACCGGCAGCATGCCGGAGGCGCCGAAGATTTGCATCACTGCCCAGGACGCTCCGGCCGCGAGCACCGCATTGGGAATGCCGATTTCATACATCCCCGGCAGGAGGCTCGAATCGATTTCGACGAATCCGCCCGAGGTCCAGGTGCCGCGCGTCGCGCTCGCGATCGTCACAGCGTTTCCGCCCGCGTTTCCGGTGTTCTCGGCCCACCACGACCAGGTCAGCCCGCTTGAAGAGTGAGTCAGTCCGGTAAGCCCGGAACCGGTGCTCGAAGCCTTGACAAAGATGACCATCCGCTTTGAGGTCACACCCGTCAGCACGTCTTGTTTAGCCATCGAATCCTCCCGTCAAATCGTCGAAGCCGCCCGTCATTTCCTGCCCGAGCAATAAAAGAAGCGGCAATCCCGCGAGCGTCGATTGAGGTCCAGCCACGCCGTCGGCCTCGCCCGCCAAATCCACGGGCGATACAGAGGCCGAAGATTGGAGCGGACCGATATCGAGGCCCGAGCCCGACTGGAGCGGTCCAATGTCGAGATAAGCGCTCATGGTCTAGCCCGGGATCGTCGAGGGATAACCGGCGCCTTCGCAAGCCGCGCCAGCCCCGGCAGTGCTGTTGAGCGAGAAATTGCCAGCCGAGCGGTTCACGAAGGCGTCGCCGGTCAGAGTCACGCTGCCGGTGGGCGCCGCAATGTTCGTGTACTGGCCGCTCGTGTTATTCCAGAACGCCGGACTGCGCACATCGGAGAACCCGGGCGCGGTCGCAGGCGCGTTGATGCCGTAGCCGCCGTTAGAATCGACGATGCAATTCCACGCGATGAACGCGCTGTAATCGCGCACCTGGATTCCGTCGCTCGAATTATTGATGAAAGCGCAGTTGACCAACTGCATTACAATCCCGCTTGCCGAGCCGGAATTGCCGATCCCCGCCGTATTTCCTTTGACCACCGTCCGCTCTACAACCAGAAAGGAGCTTCCTCCCTGAAAAGCGTTGATTCCATTCCCGCCGTTGTCGTGGATGTAGCAGCCGAGAATGAAGACCGACTCGTTGTTGTAGGAATAATCCACGCCGTGGCTGGTGCAGTTCTTGATCTCGCAGCTATCGAGGATCAGGGGAGCGAAGTTGATCCCGTTCGCCTCCATCGTGTTCAGCGTGCTGCAGCCATTGACCACGCAATTGGTCAGGTACAGTTGCATCGCATAGGACGCATTCGCTGGAGCGAAGGCCGGTCCCGGCGTCCCGGCCGTACTGCTCATGATCAGGTTCAAAAACGCATAGGCCGCGACGTTCCCGAGGGTGAAGATCGCGACGCTGTTAGTCGAGGTCGTGATCGTCGCCTGCCCGTTGTCCCCTCGCGTCGAGGTGTAGCCGATCACTGTAATCGCCGCGTTGAGAGTGCCGATGGTGCTGGTGATGGTTAGAGTGCCCGACGCCTTGACGTACACGGTGTTTCCTGCGGCGTAGGCACTCGCCAGTGCACCGAGGGTGGCGAGCGCGCCGCCCACTGCGTATGTGCCGCCTGTAGTCGAGGTCGCGGCCGGGGACCGATCGAGCGTTGCCGCTCCGCTTGAAACGCTAACGATCTGATAAAACCCCGTCGTCCAACTCGCCCCGGCCGAGATGTTGATCAGATTGCCGACATCGGCCGCCACGAAAGAATGGCTTGAGGAGGTGACCTTGGTGTTGGTGGTCGCATCGACAGCGAGATCGGTGGCGCTATATTGCGCGGCGTTCTGTTGCGAGTAGTCGGTGCCGCTTGCGCCCGCAACGAAGCCGCCGCCATTGGTGTCGCTCCCAGCGGTGGCCCGTACCTCCCAGAATGTTGCCGCAGAGATGGCCATTTATGCCTCCGTCGCGATGAATGCGCCGATCGGGATTTGGACGGGGTCGCCCGTTAGGATGCTCCGCGAACTGGTAAGCGGCGCGTAGTAGATGATGTTGCTGGTGCCGAGCGCGCCCGAGGCGATCGTCACCAGAGCGACGCCGATCACCGTGCCCCAGTTGTTGGTGGTCCCCGAGCTGATGGTTTGCAGCGTCGCGTTCGCGATGCTCGCCGTACCGGAAGATCCAACGCTGGGACTAGACGCGGCCGGAAAATTGGTGGTGTTGAGAGTAACCGCAAGACGCGAATAATCGGACGCCGAAACCTCGGTTCCGCCGCCCGCAGCGGTAGGAGCCGCCGTAAATAGCGCCCAATAGGCTGTTGCGCCCGTATTCAGCAGGGCGTTGAGCGTCGATATACACGCGCCTTGTCCTTTAAATCCGGCCATGAAGATTCTCCTTTTTTCGGAACTAGCTTTGGAAACTTAGCTGAGGTTCTGGGCTCTCAGCCACAGCGTCGCGTTTACGCTCGGAAGCGCCGGGGTGTGCACGACCCACGCCATGAAGGAGGTCGAATCGTAGCTCGCCTCGACGCCATACCCCTGAGGCGTGTTTTGCGTCTCGACGTAGGAATCCCACAGCGTTCCGGTGAGCCGCGCTTCCTCGCCAGGCGCAATCCTGGTCGCCACATAGGGCGCGAGAATAATCGGCTTGGCCGCGGTGGTATCGAGGTCGAGGCTGGATGAATCGTCGCCCGGTGCAAGGCCCGTAAACGGAACGTGGATCGCGAACGTATAGGTCGCTAGCGTCGCGTAGGTTTTGCTTTGATCGGCGTGCATGCGCTGCTGCAGCGGGAAGGATCCAAAGACGCCCTGCACCGCTACGGCCGTCGATTGCCCGCCGTCATAGAACGTGCCGGTAAAATCTCCTGAAGCGATCATGGCCTGGAAAATGCCGGTGGTCAGCGTGCCGCCGCCGGTATACTCTGCTCCGTTGCCTTTGAGTATTCCCGGATCGGCGATTGCGATTTCAAACGTAGTGGGCGAAGGCACCGAGCCCACCGAATAGACTCCGGCTAGCTCCGGGATTCCGCCGATGCCGCCCAGATCGACGAAGATGCCAGCCTCGAAGTTGTGTGCGACCGAGGTGGTGATGAGCACCGGATCCGCCGTATCGTTCCGCACTGCGGTGATGCTGAGCAGCGGTCCGCCGTTCACTGCCGTCACTCCGCCGCCCGAGGTGTACGCGCTGCCTGAGCCGAAGATGAAAACCAATGGATCGGCGCTCACGAGCAGCGTGGTGGGCGACGGGATTTGCGCCACCCACCAAGCCCCGTTTACGTTGGTAGCGCCCTCGATGCCAGAGAGCTTCACGCGATCCTGCATGGTGAGGCCGTGCTGACCAGAGGTCGTTACCACGACCGGCACGCTGCCGCTCACGTTGGTCACGTTTGAGACATCGAAAGTCACCGGCCCCATCGAGCCCGGGACGTTGAGTGCGGCAGCGATGAAATTGTCGCCGCCGACCGGATAGGAGGTGCCGGGTAGATTCCGGAAGGCCGCCTGATAGGGATCGAGACCGTAGTTGTACTCAAGCGAGGCGAGCGGATAGGTGAGCGAATTGCCCGAACCCGAGGGCATCTCGACCTGGAACGCCGGAAAGGGGCCGCCGAAATCGCCTTCATATACCGTGAGCTTCATCACGTCGCCTGTGACGGGCGCAGCGGCCGAGTATAAATTCCAGCCGCCTCCGAGCGGCCCAGGTCCCCCCAGATACGACCCGTTCGGTGCCCAGCTTCCGGATACCGAATACGCATCGATGTTTCCGCCGGGCCCGGTGCGCTGAGCGGTCACAGATAGCGTTGCTTCGATGGCATCGCCCGACACCATCGCGAAATTCCATCTGGTATTGGACGATGCGAGGCCGAGGAAAGTCTCCAAGGTGCCGAGCGAGGTGGTGCTGAGTGCAACCCAGACCACTCCGGCAGTCGGCGGGTCCGGATCCGGCGGCCGCGCGTAAGGATCGTAGAAGCGAAATGTGACGCCGTCGAAGGTACCCGCAGAACCCCCGCCGGAGGTATCGGGCACGCCCGATCCGCTGCTCGAGGGATCGTGCGCCGGAAAGCTCAGCGCGGTGAGGGTACCTGTCGCGAACGTGCCGTCCTTGTCGCCGCTCGCGAGCGTCGGGTTGCTCCATCCGGCAACGACCAACTGATCTCTGAGCGTTGAAACCGAGGAATTAACCTCGGGCGGCGCAAACGATATTTGTCCGGAAACGAAGATGCCGCTTTGAACGTTGGGACCGATGTAGCCGCTGAGTTCTGGCATGATTCAATGCAGGAATGGTTCAGTCCAGGAATGGCTTAGTGCGCGTAGCTTACGGGGTTCAGCGACAGCGGCTTGAGCCCGGGCACCTGGAGCCACAGCGTTCCAAAGGCGCATTGATTGGTGAAGGCCACATAGAAGTTGCCGTCCGAGAACTGCTCGACCGTATCCATTGCCGCCTGGTCGGTTCCGATCCAGGAGTTCCACAGTTGACCCCGCACCAGCGGAGCCCCGCCCGTTGGGGGCGACCAGGCGACCAGCGGCTCGAGCAGCATGCGGCGCCCGACGACCCCGTTGCCACCATGCCAGCGCATCGCATCCCGAAGCGTGCCAGTATCGACACCGTAGTTGTAGGCCGGATGGAGCGACACCATCTGAAAATCCCCGAGCGTAATGGCACCATTGAAGGCTCCGTCCGAGGACAGATACCCATTTGCGTCGCCCAGAGTCTGGGTGACCTGAGCCTCGAGATCGGTAGAGGAGTTGTGCGATCCCGCGATCCCCACCGTTACCGTGCGCGGGGTGGTTTTGGCATTCGCGATCAGACTGTCGAAATCGTTGGCGGTCCAAAACGAAAATGTGGCCGGGATCTGCGGCACATCCCCTGAACAGGCTGAGGCCGGAGCGATCCACATAACTCCCCCGCACAGCACCGAGCCCGCTGGATCGGCGGCCGTCGAGGGCGAGTAGCAGAAGAACTGCGCCTGATTGGCCACGCAGCGGAAGGTGCGGCCGGGCTTAACGGTCACAGAGTGCTCGTTGCTTGCCAGAGTTTCGGCAGCGTTCAAGAACTGCGCGTTTGCGAGCAGCTCGGTTCCAAAAGGAGCTGCGGTTGCGCCACGGTCGTACACGTGAACCTTGGCGCTCATCTGGGTGCTGGAACCGGCCTCGGATTGTGGGCTTTGGCCGGTCAGCTTGAAGCCTCCGTTGGTCAGGATTCCGAAGCTCGTTGGCGTGCTGTTCCCCATTGGTCCGGCAAACCGAAAGCTGAAGGTGACGGTGGTGCTGGTCGCCGAGGCCTGCACGATGGGATTGATGGGCGTCGCCGCCGAATACACCGAGCCCGCGCCGGGGGCGAGATTCACCGCCGCGACGAGATTGGAAAGCGTGGCCGCGAGATTCGCGCCGATCAAAACCTGATTCGCCGCGCTTGAAAGCGCCGAGACGAACGTATACGTCACGTAGCCCGCGCTCACGGTCTGGCCGTTCGAAGGATTCGATCCGTAGGTCCCGGTGACGGACGAGAAGACCTTTTGGGTGAGAGACCACCCGGCCAGCATCAGCGAGGTGGTCAGGCCCTCGATGAAATTGTTGCGCGTCGAGCCGTCGAATTCGGTCCAGGTGTTGATTCCCCCCGCGTCCGCCAAGGGCATCGTTATGCGGCCTTGAGTTGTTGGGAGGCGATCAGACGCGCGATACCGAGCCGATAGGACAGCTCGAGGTTATGAGCGATTTTCAGAAACTCCTCGCCCATCGGCGGGAGGCCGCCATCGATGCGGATCTCAGCGCCGTCATGTTCATAACCGTTGACCACAGGCGGCTCGTGCGGCACCAGGTCCCACTCATTCACGATGCTGTACAGCGGATCGGGAAGCGTTCGGAACCAGTCGGCATAATCGTGCCATCCTACGCGCGGGCTCGCCCAGAGATAGGTAAGCCGCGGCCGCCCGGCCAAGGCAATATCTGAGGCGAGCAGTGTGGCGAGCGCCGCGCCGAGCGAATGCCCCGTAATCCAGATGCGCGCCGAGGTGAGCGGAATGGCCGCAAGGATACTTGCGCGAATCGCGGAGTATTGGTCCTGGAAGCCCTGATGAACCATTCCTTTCCCGAAGCGGTTTGGTACCGCAATTCCATCGAAATCGGCCAGCCACTCGCCCCTGGTTTCGGTCCCGCGAATGGCGATCGCGCACACATCGGATGAGACGGCGACCAGTCCGAAGCTCGCGGGCTGAATTGTGGAGACGAGCTTCCACCCGGCCGGAAGCTTCGTCACGTCGTAGGCTGCCTCAGCCAGTGGCAGCATGATATTCAAAGCGAACGATGCATCGAAGGGCATTAACCGATCTCCCATTTGAGTTCGAGCGTGATCTGGCGTCCCGCTTGCGTCGGGCCTACTTGGAGGCAATTGACGGTGAGCAGGTCGTTTTGCGCAAGCGTGATATTGGCGAATGTGTCGACCGCCAGCAGGTTGGCATCTCCGGAGGGAATCACGATGGTTTGGCCACCGATCGACATGCTGATGCCGGTTCCCGAGGGGACCACGCGATCGACGCTGACGGTCGTCGAATTGGTAAACGCGGTGACGTAATACCAGGCGGCCGTAAGCGATCCCGATCCGGCCGACAGCTCGATCGCGGTGCCGACGATCGAGGCGTTGAAGTTCGCCGTGGCCGATGTGATGGTCGTCGAGCCGTTGGCAACGGCGTCGGTGGTGCTGATGTTCGAGCCGCCGCTGGTGGGCGATTCAAAAATGCTGGACGTGCTCGTCCCGGCCGCGTTGGTCCAGATGATATCGAGGATCAGCGGCCCTCCTTGCGGCGAAATTTTCGCTTCGAAGACGCAGCTTAGGAGCGGCGATCCGGCATTCTTGACGCGATAGTGCGGCGCGATATCGGTCGCGACCGACATGTCGCCGTTGACTCCGAGATTCCATACAGCTTTGTCGAACTGCTTCTGCTGGCTGCCCGGCGCTCCGAAAAGAAAGATCTCGCGGTACGGCGCGTAATTCTCAAGCGAAAGATCGTCGGTTGCATTGGCGGTGAGGACCTCGACGAGAATGGTCTCGCCTTGCAAATTATCGACGTTGATGATTCCAATCTGCGGCGCGGTGGCCGGATTGGGGTTGGAAACGATCAGCCCTTTGGCAGTATCGACGTCGTATTGCCAGGCGGCCTCTTCGACGATGAAGATGCTCGTCCCATCCGGAATGGGATTGAAGGCGGTCGCCACGGTTAAGACAGTGCTGGTGTTGGAAACGATCAGCCGCGGACTTTGCCCCGCGCCGGTGCCCGCAATGATGCGGACCATGTTTCCGACTTCGCCGTTGACCACAAGGCCGTGGGTGCCCGCTTGGACCTGGCCGCCGCCCGGATAATCGGCGGTTGCAGTGACGGTGACCGTAAACGTGGTGGGCCCGGTGACCGTAATGCTCGGGTAGGTGCCGTCGATGCTCGATGTGCCCGAGATCACGACGTCCTGGCCGGTCTCGTAGCCGTTGGCGGTAACGGTGGTGACGGTGGCCGTCGTGCCGGCGAAGGTCACGCTCGCGATCGCGATCGGAGGATCGTAATACTGGACTGAATTGATGAAATTCGAACAGCCGATGGTGGTCGCGCTGAAGGTCGTGGCGAGCGCCAGCATAATGGCGACGTCGCCTGCCGCAACGCCGAGCGCCGTTGGATCGGGGGCGCTCGGGTCGAGCGTGAGCACCGACGCGGTGTTCGAGGCGATGAGCAGATCGATGATGGGTGTATTGGCCTGCGAGTTCGGCTTGCCAATGATCGACAGCGTATAGCCCGCCCACTGATTCACCGTGAAGGTTTGGCCGGTGAAAGTAATGGTGGTGGAAGTCAGCGCGTTGATGGCCAGGCCGAACACTCCATCGTGGAAAACGCGCTTGGCGCGCACGCGGAAATGATCGAAGGCCGGATCGGGCGGTCCGTAGGAAGCCTCGAGCAGGGATGTCAGCGTAATCGAATCGGGCGTGCCGGTCCCGGTTAATTGCCAGCTCAGATGGTTGATGTCGGTGCCGGCGAAGACCTGATAGCCGGCTGTTTCTCCCGTCCAGAAAAGAGTTCCGGTCGCAAGCGTGTTGCTATTCGTGCCTGCCGGAATAGCGCACTGGATCAGGTGCGACATGGGCGTAAGCGCGCCCGTGGAATCGACCGCCGAGATCGCGATGACGTAGTTTTGCGAGCCTGCTGTGGGCCCAGGTATGGTTCCGCCGGTGGCGGCGGTCAATCCCTGGCGCGGGACCAGCGGCCGCTGCGGTCCGGGATTCTGCGTCGAGAATTTATTGACCGGCGGCCGGCCGGAAATTACGATTTGCGCGAGGCCCGAGCCATCGGCGAGCGTCTGGTACATCTGCGCTACCGAGAAATTGAGGTCGGTCGAGGGAAACAGATTCGAGTGCGGAACTTCTGAGTCCGGCCGCCACGGCAACGGCAGTCCGGCACCGGCCAGGCCTGCGGCGCTATAAAAAGGCTGCGGATTTTGCCCGAACGTATCCTCGTACCAGTCGTCGTCGTGCCAGGAGGCGGTAATCTGCGAGCGCGTGTAGTTGGTGGTCGGCTGGATCGCCGAGATACGCAGGAAAATGCCGTTGATCTGATTGCCCGACCCATCGGTAATTTCGACGATCGGAGCGAGCTCGAGCTGCTGATAGGCGAACAGTACGATCATCCCGACGCGCAAGTGCGAAGCCCTCACCGTGGAGGTGAAGGTAAAGATGCGCGTCCCGCGCGCGTCCTGCGCCTCGTTGCCGCGCAAGCTCTCGGCCAGGATGGTGTTCGCCATGCGGATGCCCTGGTCGAAGTTCGAGATTCCCATTACGGTGACGTTTTGCGGGACCTCGTTTCCGCCGCCGCCCAAATATCCGCCCGCGCGCGCGACCGCATCGGTGTCGACGATGTTCAGGGTATCGACGACGTAATGGTTCGCCGAGTCCTGGAACGGGAAAATGATGCGATTCGGCGTGGAATTGCTCGGAAGCATTTTCATGCTGATCGCGGGCTTGCCGTTCTCCTGGGCGCGCACGATCGAGTTCTCATCGAACAGATACGCGACGTAGCCCATGGCAATGGCTCCGCCGCCTTCGGCTCCGGTGGTGCCGCCGCCTGCTACCGAGGTCAGCGCCGTATTGTAGTTCGAGCCCGGAATCGGGGCGGGTTGCTGGTCGGCGAGGGTCTGCCGGATCAGCAGGTACAAGAGCCCGTCGCCCAAGAAATTAGTAACGAGCTGGGCGCGGAAGCTCCACAGGATGGACTGGATGAGTTCGCTCGCCGTGCGCCGCTGATCGATCGCCACCTCGCAAATGAAGCGTGGGTGTGAGTTCTTCGCGCCCGTGTTGTCGGTGTAGGGAATGACCGTATCGGCGACCGCGGCGGCGTTGATGAAGCTTTGAATATTGAGTTCGCTGTATTGCCAATTCGCCCAGGTCAGAATGTCGGCAAGCACCCAGGCGGGATTGGCCGAGTAAACCATCGGGACCGTGGCGCCGGTCTGCGAGGGGTCGGTAAACACCGCCACTCGAGTGCCGGTCGAAAGAATCTGCACGCTCGGGAACTGGCTGCCGTCGCCGCCGAGCTGCATGTAGACGTTGCACTGGATCGCGCAAATCGAGCCGAATGGATCGCCCGGTCCGCCATACATGATCGAGGTATCCTGCGCACCGGATCGATTGCCGACCGTAATATGCGACCAGCTCATGTCGGGGTCGTAATTGGTCGCGGTCCCGGGCGATCCGCTGGGCGTGCCGGTGACGAGCGTGCCGTCGTACATGGTGCCGAAATTATTCGAGTAGTTGACCCCAATCCCGTTGACGAGCACCTGTTGAATGCCCGATACCTGCGAGCCATTGACATAGGTCGGAATCCCGACCTCGCCCAAGCAGACGATCACTTCAAAGCGCGTCAGATTGCCGTCGGACTGGACGTTGACTACCTGGCCGGTAATCCACTCGTTCCCGTAAAGCTGGTTAATTCCCTGGCCCATGATGCCGGTGTTTTGGGCGTTGAAGACCGTGACGTTATGACCCTGCAGGTAGCTCTTTTTTTGCTGCTCGCCCGGGTCGGCGTTCCACTGCATTCCTCCGAAGCGGCCGGTCGTGCGGTTGGCTGAATCCTGGGTGTACATGCCGCGCGCGACGCAGCCCGCCTTGGTGAGGTCACAGGAAATATAGATCCCATTGGCATCGGCGACCACGTTGCCGGCAGCGTCTGTGGCATAAGCACTCGTGGTGTTGCCGCGGCGGCAATCGCCTCCGGTATCGGGATCGGTACCGGCCTGGTCGGGGTCGTAGCCGCACTCCCAATAGAGGGAGCTGCGATTGGTGGCGCCGTCGAGCCGGTTGGCGCCCGGATTTCCGGCGGGACCGCCGGGCGGAAAGTCCCACGGGCAAGTGGCGCCGATCGGAACGATGGGGAAATAGACGCGCGAGGTATTGTGGCTCGAATTGGCGGTGATGGTGAGCGTGTCGAGGCCGCTCTCATAGCTGGGTGCGTCGCAGACGCCAAAGAATTGCAGCGGTGCGTCCGAGCTGAAGTTGGCGGTATCGGCCTGCCAGAGGACGAGGTTCAGTAAGATGCTCGCGCCCTTGAATCCGACGGTCTGCTCAAAATTGCTCCAGAGAACCTTGTCCGGGTCGGCCAGGTGCAGCGCGATGGAGGGAATGCGGTCGATGCCTTCCTGCGAGCGGGCCTGTAGCTGTGCGATGTCCTGAGTCGAAATGCGCGCGAGGTACTCGCCACCGATCAGGGACGAGCTTCCCGGTGCCGAGGAGCCGGGCCAGGGAAAACCGCCTTCCGGTTCGTTGAGCGGATGCGTCGAGAGGTTCAGCCCCGAGCCGTCGGCGAACGTAATGGTGGCAAGGAGCAGCGGCTGGAACGCCAGCGCGGCGTCTTTGTTTTGAACGACGGTGCCGGAAAGAGGGATCATGTGTGAAAAAGCTGGACTGGACGCCGCGCTTCGATCTCCGGGGGAGGTAAAGCGCGGCGTTCGTTTGTGGAAGCTACTTTGTTAGCCGAATGAGTACTAAGTAGAAAAAGCTACAGATTCAAATTGATTTCAGAGCAGTCCTGCTACATAATCAAGATGAAAGCCAACACCGCCTAAGGAGGGCGGCCCCAATGACACTCGATGAACGTATTGAAGCTCTGACGATGAATCTGGAGCTGGCCGTAAAGGAAATCGACGCCCTGCGCAGCATCGCCGCGCAGGACGGCGAGAACATCCGAGCGCTTGCCCGCGTAGCGGAGATCCACGAACGGCGGTTATCGGCGCTTGAGGGACCAGAATAGGGGCGGCACTGCCCATGGCCAGCAAGACCAGAGATGACCGGGTAATTGCGGCTGTTGCGTGCCCCACCTGCGGGGCACGCATTGGAGAATCGTGCAGAAATCCAATTCCCCACCAATCATTCCGAGGACCAGTGGACAGACGAGCGCAGCCGTCGCGCCCGCACATCGAGCGGCGGGCTGAATGGGTCGCCACGAAAGCACGATGAAGCAATCAAAAAACGCCTGGGGAGGCAAGCGCGAGGGCGCTGGGCGGCCTCAATCCGGCCAGCCGCGCTGTAAGTGCGGCGCCATGACAGCCAAACGCGCAGCCGCGATCCGGCACCGTTGCCGCTAAGACGCTCCACTTCCGGCGCTGCTGCCCGTGCCAGTCCCATCGTTGGTCTGGAACTGCACGATCGGCACGACGACCACGTTGTTATTCACGCCGTTGTGCGCAATCTGCAGCGTGTCGGTTCCGAAGCGGCAGGGATAATATTCGGTACCGCTGTCGGGATCGGTGAAAGTGAACGGCCACATCCGCCCTTCCATCGCGGCAAAAAAACTCTCCAGCGTGATCAGATTCACGTCCGACAGCAGCAGCGTTAGCTGCCAGGCTTCCAGCGCTCCATCGGGGAAATCTTCGAGGCCTTCGCCATACCAGGCCCAGGCGTAGCGGACGCCGGTCGGCTGATCGACAACGGCTGAAAGAAATCGGCGTATCTGCTGGTGCGGCCGCTGCGCCGAGAGGCCGACATCGAAGAGGGGAAATGTAGCCGTCACGGTCGGCGCCGGAGAGTCGCGATTCTGAGTCTGATGCAAATCGAGCTGAGTATCGTAGAGTGTGGCGTCCCGCTCGGTGAGCGTGATGGTGTCCTGATCGAGCGTCAGATTGGCGTAACTGGTCGAATTGCCGAGGGAATCCTTGAGCGTGATGGTGCCGGTCGTGTCGAACATGCCTTTCGCCGAGTCGACGAATTCGTCCAAGCTGCTGGCATCGGTCGGTACTAGCGCCGAGTATGGCAGCTTCAAGCGCGTAAGGGCGGGGCGTACCTTGAAACGCTGCTCAGTGCCGTTGACGAACTGCGCTACGTCGGTTGAGTACTCGCGTGATCGCGTGACCGGATAGAGGGCTTGACCCGAGCCGCGAACATTCGGAACCGCGCCCATTTAGATGGTCCTCAGGCGATTTGCCAAATCGGTGCCGCCCTTATTGATCGCGTTGACGATGCCGTCGCCCATGGCCTGGGGGTTGTTGGTGAAAAACTTCGCGACAGAGTCCTGGTCGATGGCGCTCACGTTGTTGATCACCGTGACCGATGGAGGCGTCGCGCCCGAGGTAACGACCGTAGCATTCACGCCGGTATTGGCTAGAGGGAGTGGGCCGCTGGTTGAAGGACCGCCGCCGCCGAATGGCGACAGCACCTGGCCCGGGACGACGACGCCGTGCCGGGGATCTTCATACGACTGCTGAATAATCGGAATGGATGAAAGATCCGAGCCGCGCACGTTGCCCCGGAAGTCGATGTCGGAATAGTTGCCCGAGATGTCCATGGTGCGGTTGATGGCCATGGGCGCGATGTACTGATTGTTGAAGAGCTCGTGATTGATATGCGCCTGCCGCTCGGCCCTTGGGTCTCCCATTAATGACGAAACCAGGCTGAGGAGCGCCCCGCCCGCTTCGACGAACGGCGCCGCGGGCCCGGTCAGCGGCGCGATTGACATGGCGGTCTTGCCGATGCCGCCCATGATGTTCTGCGCCCCGCCCTTGAACGCTTGGCTGATTCCGCTATAAGCCCCGAAGGCTTCTCCGCCGAGTTGTAAGCCAGCACCGACCATTTGCCCGGTGCCGGCACCGCCACCGAAGAGCGTAGTGAATGGATTAGTGGACTGCGCTTGCGGGAACGAGATTTTGCCGAGCGATCCAATCATGCTCTGGTCGGAAGCCGAGGCTTGCATGGCTGTCGGCAGGCCGCTCGTGGCGTCTCCAATCCCCAGCGCCGGAAAGCTCAACGAGCTCGATACGCTGGGAAAACTGTAGGTATCCGATGACCCGTCGCCGCCTCCGATACTCACTTGTCCCGACTGCGAGAAATCAAATCCGTTGCCCGGAGCAGAGTTGGGTTTGCTGGTGAACAAGTTCGTCAATGCGCTCCAGGGATTGGACGTGCTGCCGCCGCTGGTAGTGAGGCCTGGCACCGAGACGCCCGCCGCCTTGAGCACGCTTCCGAGCGCGGTGACTCCGCCCGCCGCGCCCGCGGCGCCTGCGGCGCCAAAGAACGGAAGATTTGTATTGCCGCTCGCGGCTCCTCCGCTCGTCAACTGAGGAACCGATCCGATCGACGTCAGTCCCAAGCCGCTCGGATCGTAACCCAGAGCCTCCAGCAGCGCCGCTAATGCGGTGGTGTTGTCTTTGGTCGCTGTCGTGTTGTCGTCGGTCGATTTGATGACCGGCTGCTGCTTCGCGGCCATTGGATCGGCACCGAACATCGTGCCTTCAAACAGCTTCCCGAGCATGGTCGGATTCTGAGCCGTGCCTTGCCCGGGGAACTGGAACATGCCGGGCTTATACATGCTCTGCGCGAAGTTCGAGACGATCTTGTCGGATTGGCCGAGCAGGAAATTGCGCGCATAGGTTCCGGCGTGTCCTTCGCGCCCGGCCGCGGCCAGGCCCGAAATGAAATTGCCGAACTCCTCGCGCAGCTTCGCCGACGCCTCTTCAGCCGACTCTTGAAACTTATTGATCGCATCGACGGCGGCGACGGTGGCCTTGACCTCTGCCTCCTTGGATTTCGCGAGGGCTTCCGAGGCCTGATTTTCGAGGCGTTCCTTTTCCGCGTCATCGCCATAGGTGTTCCGGGCGCGCTGTGAGTAAAGAGTGGCTTGCGCGTTGTACTGGCCGGTCTGAATATTCGCGGTTTGGAGAATGTTCGAGAGCTGATCGCTAAGTTCGAGGCCTGAGAGCTGTTGAGGTGTGAGTTGGCCGCTGGCGCGCAGACGCCCGATAGTCCCACCTGAAATTGCGGCGTTGAGCTGCTGTTGTTGTTCGGCGAGCGTGGCGGTGTCGCCGATCGCGCGCTCTTGGCCAGCGAATTGAACCTTGCCGGCCTTGTAGCGCTGCGCGAAATCCTCAACCGTCAGGCCAGTATCGCCGACCAGCGTGTTGAGGGTTCGCTGCTTCTGGTCCCTCTCGCTCCCTACCAGCCGTTTGATCTGCTCGGTATAGAATTCCTCAGCTTCCCTTTCGCCTTCCGATTCCAGATGCGCCTGGAATTTCGCGATCTCGGCCTTTGCTTCCGTGTTGATCTCAGACAGGTTCGAGAGCCGCGTGGACTCAATGGCGGCGCGGTTGCCGGGGAAGCGCCGATTCAATGCGACCGCTTGCTGATCGTTTTCGGCGATGCGGCGTGCGAATTCGTTAGTATCGCCACGATTGGAAAAGTGGGCGAGGGCCTCGGCGAACGACTCCGTCGTCTTCTTGGCCGCTCCCAAGCGTGCTTCGAGACTGGCGATGCTTTTATCGAGGTCCTTTACTTTCTGAAGAGCACCCGGTGTATTGGAATTGACAAAGCTTTCCCCTGCTGCATCGCGATCGCTCTTGGCCTTGGCTAATTGCGCTTCCAGTCTCTGGCGCGGAGTGCGCGCCGCGTCGTTTAACGACTCCAAGGCCTCGGAGCGCTGCTGCTTGATGATCGCGTTTGGATCGGGTAGGCCGCCCAGATGCGGAACCCTTGGCGCTCCGGGCGAAGCAATGAAATCCCTGTATGCTCCGAACGCTCCGCCCGTGACGAGGTTGTCAAGGATTCCGCCGATGGAGATGTCTTTTCCCCCCATCATGATTTGGATCACGCCGATAGCTTTGATCCCCAGCTCGCGACGCAACGCGGCCCACTCCTGCGAGAGCAGGCTTACCTGTAGCGCGTATTCCTTGGCCTTCTTGATGCCGGCCTCGTCCATGATGTTGCCGGCGCTGTCGATCCGCGCTTCCAGTTGCTTGAAGTTTTCGATGAGCGGCAATAACTCCAGACCGCCGCGGCCGAATAACTCGATTGCAATGCGGTCCCGCTCAAAGCCTCCCTCCACCTGTCCCAGGCGCTCGAAGATCTCCTTCATCGCCCGGCCGGTGGGTTCGAAGGCCACCGAACTATCGAGGCCCAGTTCGGCTAATGCGGCTTTGGCCTTCTTGCCTTCCTCGGAGTTCTCGGCCATCCCTTTCGAGAGGCCGCGCATGGCCGTGGTGAGCGATCCCACGTTGATGCCCGCGATCTGGGCCATCTGCGTGAATTCCTGGGTCTCATGCAGTGTAAGGCCCGTGCGTGCCGCCAGATTCGACTGCTCGCGCGCGTATTCGCCAGTCTCGTTGGTGAGAGTGATCAGCTCCTTCGAGGCTGCTGCAAGACTCGCAACGAGTGCGGCAATACCGGCGGCACCGAGGAGAGCGCCCGCGCCTCCGGCCTGACCCAGCAGATTTGCGCCAGCGTACCCGCCTGGCAGAGATCCTCCGGTTGCCATCAGGAGATTCTTGGTGAGGTTCGTTTGCCGCTGCGCTTCGGCCGCGTCCCGCCGCGCGTTTTCCTGATACGCCAGCTCTTGCATCCGGCCTAAAGCCTGGGTGCGCCGCGCGTTCTCCTGATACGCCATCTCCATCTGGCGGCCAGTTTTTTGAACCTCATTTGCTAGCTTCTGTTGCTCGCGCGTCAGTGTGCGGGTGCCTTCCGCCGCCTGATTCTGCCCGCGCGCCAGAGCCTCAAATTCCGAGACGAGACCGCGCACGGCAGGCGGCAGCTCCGCCGTGCTTGCCTTTATTTTCCTCAGTGCTTCCTCAAGCGAAGCCCCGGCCCGGACTTCGGCTTCGACCACTGCCTTGAATACACCGAACTCCCGGCTGGTGGCTTGGGTGGTCGCCCCGAGCGTACGCATGGTGTCGTCGAGGCTTCGAATGGGCGCGGCCGGGCCAACATTGACGGGGATATTGATTGCGTATTCAGGCATGGGGAATTGAGCAAAGAGAGAAGATCTGGCGGGAATTACCGGCGGCGTGCGTCGAGCGCGGAACTGAGGGAGTTGGAGATGCGAATGTCCTCGATCGCAAGGATCTTGGCCGCGTCATAGAGGCGCGGGGGCCATTCGCCGGCATTGGGGTCGATCGAAACGGCCCCGGTCGACTCTCGGACATGCCGTGCATCCGAGAGTATTTGTACGAGCTGAAACGACTCAGGGCTGATCAGAGAGACCGGGCACTCAGAGACGTCGGTGTCCTCGATCGAATAATTCAGATCGGGCGGAACGTGATAGATCGCGCTCCAGGCGACGGGCGCGATCGAGGCGGGCTTTACGAGCTCGGGGAAGTAGCGGCGGCAGTTGCGGAGCTCGTAATAGTGCCGCTCTTTGCAGGTAGCGCAGTCGTAGCGTTCGTCGCCCCATCCGCCACTGCGCCAGAAGTGGTAGGCGACGCGGAGTTTTTTATTTCGGCCGAGCTGAGCCGCATGACCCGGGTGATTTCACCGGCGAGTTCTTCGGCGAGCTCAGGCGGCCCCGCTTCCAGCAGCGCGTTCACGTCGGCGGGCTGATCGTCGATGGTCAGGCCCTCGATCGAGGCCACGCCCCAGCGCAGCAGCGGCGGAGTCAATTCGTCTTGCTGGAAGCGCCGCTGCTCGGTCCAGGCCGCCGCCAGCGCGTCTAGCTTATCGGGTGGGAAGTCGGGCGGCTCGGCGGCTCCCTGCGCCTTGGCTATTTCCGTAGCCTTTTGATGCGCGGCGAACTCGGCTTCGAGGGGCTCGGCGGCGATCGCGAGGTCGCGCGCTTTAGCGAGCAGCGGGGCCATGGTGAGATTGAATTCGGCGCGGCGTCGCTGGCTCATCTTCTTGAGCTTTACGGTCACGCCGGGAAATGCGGCGGACTCAAACGATTCAGTCGAGAAATAGTTCATGAGGGGGAACGGGCGGAAGTTGAGGGAATCAGGCCATGCTACCGAACACGGTTAGAGCTGGCATTGGAACACATTCGCTATATAAGTAGTGGAAGTGGAATTGTTCACTACCTGCAGCGTGAAAAGATCTCCGGGGGCAAAGTCGACAGAATGCGTCGTGTCGGAATAAACCGCATTAATGGCTCCTGAACTGGCAACCGTAGTTGTAATACTCGTGCTGGAGCCGTTTTTGTAGAGAGTAACTACATCGGTGCCTGTGCTGGCCTGCGCCGAGATCAGAATAGTGTAGAGATTGGTTGCATGACAGGCGCTAGGAAACGGAAATTCCCGGCCAGATGCGGTGGACTGACTGGTTGAATAGGCGGGACTGATATAGACAGTCGAAGATGCTGCGAGTCCGCCGCCAATGCCGTTGATTTGGACAGTCCAGAGTTTGGTGTAATAGGCGACCCAAGCCGATCCGTTGTACTGGCATTGATGCGCGATCGTTCCGCCGCCAGTGGTGCAGTCCGACGCCGCCGCTCCATCGCTGATCGGAACGACCTCATTAGTGACCGGACTTGCGGGCAGCGTTGCGACCGTCAGGACCGCCGGAGCAAGATATCCCGCCGTGCCGGTCGTATTCTGATTCAGCGTGGCGACGCGCGCGGCCGCTAACGTTCCGCTCGAAATGTTGCTCGCGTTGGTGGTGTCCGTGGTGGCCGATGTCGCGAGTCCGCTTACTTGCGAAGCCGCTACTTGCGCGCACGTCGGAGCCGCCGCCGCGTTGTCGGCGGTCTCGTACTGATTGGAGGGGCACGCCCCGGTTCCGCTATTGTGCGTATTGGCGCTGCTCGAACTCTGCTTGCCGTTCAACTGCGTTTGGATGGAACTCGTCGCATCGACGTAGGCCATAGTCGTCGAACTCACACCGTCCAGCGTCTTGTTGGTCAACGTTTGGGTGTCGGTCGTGCCGACGATGGTGCCGCTCGGGAACGTCGGCAGGCCGCTTACCTGGGAAGCCGCAACTTGAGCACACGTTGGCGCGGCCGCAGCATTGTCTCCCGTCTCGTACTGATTGGAGGGGCAATTTCCAATACCGCCATTGTTGCTGTTGGCAGCGCTGGAGCTTTGCTTCGCGTTCAACTGCGTTTGCACCGACACGCCGTTGATATACAAGCCCGCGGCGTTGATCGTCCCCGCTCCCTGATCTCCGCCCGTCGCCGAGGGAGTATCGATACCAGCGTCGTTTTCAAACTTGAGGACCTGGGCTTGAGCGGTCGCGCCGTTCGGAGTCACGGCGATATCGGCGTATGTGCCGTTGGCAGTCGAGGTCCAGGCCTGATTGGTGTAAATGCGAAAAGCGGCGCGCGGTCCTACGCTCGCCGTGCCGTTGTATCCCCAGGCATTGAATCCACCGATTTCTGTGCCGCTCGCAAGCGCGGTGGGTGAAGCATTGGTTCCGCCGAATCCATTGGCGGAAAAATAGGCGCTCGCTCCGAACGCATCCAGTTCGGTGCGCGTCGAGGTCGCATCCGCATTGCCGATCTGTAAGACCGTTCCGGTCAGCGCCGAGGGAAGCGCGGCCGCGTTCCGATTGATCTTTTGCAGCGCGGCGAAAATGTTGGTGGCGGAAAATGTGTTCGCGGTATTGAGTAGCGGGATCGTTGCTCCGCTTGTTCCAATCTCGCTCGTTGGCACGAGACCTGTGAGCCACGCAGGCGCGTTGTAGGAGCCGGTCGATAGAATTACCGCGCTCGGCGCGATTCCTGAATTCGCTCCATTGCCCGCCCCATCGCCCGCGATGAGATTGGTGGTGGCCGCAATGGTGGCCCCGCTGCCGGTCCCTGGCTCTTCGAGCACCCAGGTGTTCGCCGGATCGCATTTGTAGAGCTTTCCCGGATTGGTGCTGATGTTGTAGTAATATTCGCCCCACGTGCAACTGCCGGGCACAATGAGGCTGAAGGGGTAAGGAAACGAGTGCGCGGCATTGCGCTCGTCGAGCGTCTGCTGGGCGCGCAGTCCGGGCGCCGATAACGCCACGAGAATCGATACCAGCCAAAGCTTAGGCCAATGAGTCATAGCGGGGAAAAAGTTAAACGAGCCTTACTGGAAGGTCAGGGTCAGATCGTCAGTGTTGGCGATCGCCGAGGCATGCGCGGCGGAGGCGGCGAACGACGTCGTTACGAAATCCGTCTCGTCGCTCATATCCGGCACGACGAGTTGAACGGATTTGAGCGTGAAGACCACTTCATAGCCCGCCACGGTTCCTACGGTGATGGTGACGTTGGTCGTGCCGTACTGCTTGGCCAGGTTCTTGATGGCGACGAGCGCCGAGCCGTCATTATCGACAAAGCCGAAGCTCGCGGTCACCTCGCGCTGGCCTCCCACCTGAAATTGGGGCAGCGCCGAGCCGAACAAATCGCCCATCAAGCGGCTGCCGGTCTTGAGCGAGATGTCGCAAGAGCGCAGTTGCAGGCTCATGTCGGTCCCGTCGATGGTCGCGGTGCCTCCAAAGCCCGGCATAATGGCGCCAGTGGTCGAAGGCGACGCTGGCTCGGTCGGGTAGGAGGCGAGGCCTCCTTTTTGCGGCGTGCCCTCGTTTGCGAAGTTGTCGGAATCGAGCCGGTAGACGCCCATCCCGGAGATGGATTGGGTGAATATATTTCCGTTCAATTGCCAGGTGACCTGCTCGGGGCAGCAGCCGAAGATCAGCCGCTGGGTAAGCGTCGAGACGCCGTGGAAAAACGATGCGAGCGTAAACGGCGACACGCCGGTGTCGGAGAACGAGTACGTAACGGAGGTGCTCGCGACAACCGTGCCCGCCTGTCCGAAGACTCCCGCGTAAATCGGGTCGGCATCCGGGGCCGTGCCTGCGGTGCCGGATGGAATGACCGGCATGTTGCTCAACTGCCAGGTTGCCGATTGGCGGCCCGAGATGCCCGGCTGCATGGAGCGCGTGCCGGTCTTCCACGGTACCGGTGTGATCGGCATGGCCGGGGTCAATTTGGCGCCGTTGGGCGGAATGCGCAGGAGCTTAGCGGAGGCGACCGAGGCCGCCGCCAGAATGGACGCCTGAGTGGTGCCCTGATTGGCGGCGAAGATTCGTTCAATAAACGGCGAATTGTAGTTAGGCATCGGCCTGCTCCTTCACCGCGCTAGATTGTGCGCGGAGCGATTCGCGATATTCGTGCAGCGCGCCGAGAGCGGCCTTCTTTTTGCGCTTGAACTCGTCGGTTGCCGTCATGTGGCTCACCGCGCTCGGGTATTTGGCGAGCTCCTCGTCGGTGAAACCGGCGGAGGCGAACTCGGCCTCCGGGATCAACTGCACGCCGCCCACGACAACCTGGCGCGCGAGCGCGTCGTCGAGTTCGGCCTTCTGGCCGAAGCGGCGGAAGTTGTACGGCGGATTGTAAATGTCGGCACAATCGCCGACGAAGCGATAGATCGCCATGGTGTTGTGAAAGTCCTTTTAATCCGTGATGAAGCCGACGCTCGCGGTAAAGCGGAGCGTCCGGCGCCAGTTGTTTCCGGCGAAAGCGATGCTCGATTTCTGCAGCGTCCACTTGCCGTTGTAGGTAAGACCGGCGCTCATATAAACGCCGATTTCATCCAGGTTGTTGAGCGTCGCGAACATCGCGTCTTCAATCGCCTGAGCCAGCGGATTGAGGGCGCGCGGGAAATCCTCGTCCTCGAGCGAGATGTGAACCTCGACGATCAATGCAATGCTGCCCGCGAAAACCGCGCTCACGACGCGCGCGTCGTCGATCGCCGCGCCGGTATCGATGGTGGTGAACGGATACGTAAACGAAGCGCTCCGTTCCAGCACGCTTGGATCCACCTGGCCGATCAGGAAATTCGCGCTCGTGGTTTGAGACCAGTCGACCGTATAAGCCGAGATCCCGTAGGTTGGGGCAACGGCCTGGAGGTTGGCGTTAAAGCCGGTGACTGGATCCGACAGCCGGGCGAGCAGGGCATTGATCGCCGTGAACGAAATCTGGGGCATCTACTCCTCGAGTGCCTGGGCCAGGTTGCCGAGCGACGCGCGGCTCATCCGCGCGGAAATGCGTGTCGATAGTTCCTGTTTCACTTGGGCCAGGTCCTCTTCGGTAGTGCGGAAGAAACCTCGCACTGGCTGATGGCCCAAGCCTTCGTTGATGGCCTCGGCGCGCGTCGCTTCTTCACCGTAAAAGCCAACTTCAAAGCCCGCGGCGGTGCTGCGGCCGAGCATCGCGTTGAGCATGTGCGGATGCTGCTCCAAGCCGTAGAGGTCTACCTGGTCGGTGCGGCCGCCGGCTTTGTCCTTGCGTTTTGCGTAGGCCTTCGAGTAAGGCGCGAAGGACTGCCCCTCTGCGTCGACGCCCCGCGCGGTGCGATCGAGAATACGCGACCGGATGAACTGCGCGCCATAGAGCCGGTCGGCCTCAGTCACGATCCGGCCCGAGTCAATCGCTTCCGCGAGTGCGTCGAGATCTCCCGGCGCTTCGGCGATCGTTCCCATAGACTCTCTCCGGTTTTTGAAGTCTCTTTCGCAGTTGCGCGTTATCGAAGCGAAGCGAGTCTAGCTCGCGATCCGTCAGGGCGCGGAGATCGAGCAGCTCGCGCCAGGGGTTCAGATGTTCGGCGGAGCCGACAATTAGGCAGCGGCCGCCGGCTGCTTCCTGGTATCCAAAATCCATACGTGCCGGCAGCCCCAGCCGCCCGCCGAAATCATGGTGTTCGGGAGCATCCCGTTATTCATCGCACCGATCTCACCGCGCGAGTATGCCTGATCCGCCTTGATCAGCCGCCGGCAGAAGGGCCGGTTGCGGCTGTCTAATGGGCCGCTGTAGCGATAGCGCTGGTTGATCTCAGGCAGGTCCTGCTCGATCTTTTGAAACGACTGGTCGGTGAGCGTGCGGTAGTACGTCGTCATCGACGTCTCGGCGATCGTCCGCACGCGCGGTAGCGCGGCATCGATCTTTCCTGCCAGTGCTTCAAGCAGATCCCCGAATTTCAGGCCTCCCACGCTAAACAGCGCCTGCTGCATGGCGGCACCGGCGGCGGCCTCGGCAATGGTCGTCATGCTGGTGGCCGCGTTGATCTGCAGGCTGCTGAAGATCTTGAGGTCGGCTGCCGTGAAAGCCGGAGGCTCGTAGCCCAAGTAACGCAGCGTGTCCTCGAGGAAGATTTTTTCGGCCCCGAACGATGAAACGAAACCATTGACGAGCGATGAGTAAGCGGAATCGTCCAGCGCGTCCATGAAGCGGTCATCGAGCGTGCGGACGATCCTCAGATTCCCGGGCGTCTGATCGATCCTGCCTTGGGTGATGCTCAAGTTGGCCTGGAGATAGGCGGCCATCTTGGCTTGAGCTCGGGCAACGACGCCGCCGAGGTGATCGGTGAAGGCGTCGATCATCGAATCGTAGTAGCGATCCTGCCGGCGATGGATCTCGTCCAGGTCCATCTACTGGATGAAGCGGGCGAGGTTATCGCTGACCTGCGCGTTCGGGACCGTATATGCGGCCGTTCCGCCACCGAACGGGGCCGCCGGTGGCTCGCCGACGGTCACCAAGCCGGTCGTGAAAGGCGGCTCGGGATTTTCGCCCCAGCTTTTGGTGTTCGGCCAATACGGCGCTCCGATATACGGCTGCCAGGGCGGGGAAGTGACCGTGGTGTTGCAGTGATAGTGGTGCTCGTGAACGATCTTTTCGGCGGGCGCCGCCTTGACGGTGACCTTAGTGCCTTCGATCGAGATCTCGACGTTGTCGTCGCACTCGAGTTCCAATCCGTTGATGCTGATTTTTCGCATAAATGCTGAGCTAGCTACGCCCTCCAGAGAACGTCCTGGAAGGCGAAGTTGTAATCGGGGTGCTGCCCTCGGCCCATGGGGTTTCCCGCAAGCAGCGGGGCGCTTGGAAGCGTGTAACTGGTTGTGGCGATCGGGATCGGCGCTGCGTTCTGCAGCCACAGCGTCGTGCCAGAGATGCCGGCGTACACGTTCCAGCCGGTGGCCGGCTGCGGAGTGTAAATGCCGTCCGCCGTCCCGAGATTCTGCGGAATCGTCCCGTTCGGCGGGTTCAGTCCGCTGAGTGTGAGAGACAGGACCTGGCCCGCCAGCACGGGCTGAGTGACGATCGCACTCGGAGCGCTTTCGCCATTGCCGTTGTTGGCCCACGAGCTATAGCCCTGCGAGTTCACCCACGTGATCGCGACATCGTAAACGTGCCCGGTTTCGCTCGACCCTGTTCCGCCTGCGCTTACATTACTTGCCGCCCAGGTTCCGCTGCCGAGCTCGCGCACTGCGCCCGGACACGCGAGCGGCTGCATCACGATCGGCAGGCCGTTTGAGATCAGATTGTTCCACGCGTGAGTCGCCTCGGCGCGGTAATTGGTCATCTTCTTCTCGTAGCGGTCCTCGATCTTGCGATGGTAGATCGCGCGATAAAAACCCGTCAGGGCCCGGTATTCAAGCCAACGCTTTACGTGAAGATGTGTCGGATCGGGATCGAGCGCGCAGACCTGGTTGAGTCTCGCGCGCGGCCGGTTAATCGCTGTGCTGAGCGTGTTCAGTACGGCGGCAACGTGATTGGCCGAAATCCCCAAACCCACCAGATAGCCCGAGAAGTTCTGAAAGGCGGAGGTGATTTCGGTCCCCGCCTCCTCCGCCGACCGGCGAATGATCGAGCCTGCTCCCGAGAGAGTGATGTTGAACACAGAGGCGTCGTTCGTGATCTCCTGGTCGACTGCTGCCAGATCGGCGGGCGTGACGATATCGGAATCGGTAAAGAGCACGAGCGTCCTTGGAAAAAAAGGAGCCAGCTTAGGCGCCGGGCGGGCGCGGACCTGGCTCCAGGGAAGAAAAATCTATACGAGCAGCGATCCCACGGTACTCGTGGGCGCTACGCCGCCCGCAACCCGGCTGAGGGCGTCGGCGATCTGGCGGAACTGGGCGACCGTTAAATTCTCGATCGGAATCGCAAGCAGAGCGGTCAGTGCGCTTGCGCTCAGTTGCGGCGAGACGCTGTTGTTGCAGGTCTTGGTCCCGGATGTACTGGCGGGCATGGAAGTCCTCCGCTATTGCTCGATCCAGGAGTGCACGGTCAGCGACGGCGAGGTGCCGTTGAGCTGCGTCACGTTCAGCCGGAACGCTCCGCCCGAGACGCCGAACTTGGAGTCCGGCAACTCGTACTTGCGCCAGGTCTTTTTGATCGACTGCACCTGTGCCTCGACCTGGCCAGTGACGTCCCAAACCAGGAGCGCATTGGCGCCGGTAAAGGCGTTGGTGGTGTCCTCGATCTGGAGGCGCGCCGTCGCGCCGGCGGTGAGGTTATCAACCTCGATCGCGAGCGTGTAATCGCCCGTCAGTGCCGCGACAGAGAGCCCGGCGGTAGGGGTGACCGCGCCCGTGGTGGTCACGGTCTGCGCGCCGGTGGTGATATCGGTAGGTAGTGCCATTGAATTGTGTTCCTCGCTTTTGCTGAATTTGTGCTCGGCTTAAGACCGTCGCTCGGGCTTTAGGCCGTTGCTTCGGCTTTGTGGCCGCGGGCGCTCTTTGAAAGATGTTCCGGACTCGTCGCGGCAGGCGCCAGCATGCCGATCTGAGCCGCCAGCTCGGGCGTGAGAGCCAGAACCGACCGTTCCTTCTGCTGTTCCGTTTGGACGCGGCACTCATGAACCCGCGCGGCCTGGTCCCGATGGAACTGTTCAATCTCCGCAGCAGTTGCGAGCCGATGCGTTCGTTCCGCAAGTCTGCGGGCTGCGGTTTCGGCATCTACCTCGCAGATTGCGCCCGCGTTGATGCCCTTCTCGGGGAGATCCTGGGACGTGATGAACGCGGTGGGGCCTTTGATGTGGGAGCGCATCTCTTGGACGCGGACCCAGTAGAGTTGGACGGTGTTCATGTTTTTCCTTGAGAGTCGATAGGCTCCCGGCTTTGAGACGGGCGCGTTTGAGGCCGCGCCCGTCCTTGGAAGTTGGCCTAGTCGCTTTGGACCTGGACGCCGAAATTGTTACGCAGAACCGCCGCGCCGTATAGCACGTCGACGGTGAACTGCTGAGCTAGCGTGTTGGGCTGATAGCTCATAACCACGCGCAGGCCGAAGTTGCCCATCTCGGCGTATTCGGCGATCGCGCCGGTCCCGGGGAGCGGCATGGGCAGCCGGCGGATCACTAGGCCGATCGCGTCTTTGGCGAAGGCCAGGTTGTAGGTGGTCGAAGACGGCTTCTGGACGTACTGCGAACGGAACACCAGGAAGTCCTTGATTTTGCCGTCGGCGTTAATCGAACCGCCGCCAGGGAGCACGCCGGTGATCTGCGCCGAGGGTTGGCCGGATGGTCCAACCGTCTGATAGTCGGTGAAGCGCGACAGTTGCCGGAGCTCGCTATAAGCGTTGCCCGAGACGACCATGCTCTTCACGGCGTCTTGCGGGACCAGCGCGTTAAACAACGTGGTCTCGGCCTTGTCCACCCGCGCTTCATCCATTGCGCTCGATCCGCCGGTAGGCGTGTTGTAGGTGAACAGCGAATAGAGCGACGCGATATCGGTCTCGATCTTGGTGGCGATCGCGATGATGGCGGGCTGCATGTAGGTCTTCACCAGATCGGGCACGGCGAGAACCTTGGTGACATCGGGAATCTGGAACGTGGCCTCGCAGTGCGTATTGAGCACGATCTGCGCGTTGCCGAGGTTCGGATTTTGCGTCTGCACGCTTCCGGCTTCGGCTATGTTGTTGGCGACGAGTGTGGGCGGGATCGGCACGTTCACGGTGTCGCCAGCTTGGGCGAGCACCGGCTCGTAATCGCGGTTAACGAGATTGCCGAACACCAATTTGCCGACCAGCGGAGCGAGCGCTTCGCTGGCGACGAGCTTCACAATGGCTTGCGCCACATTGGAGGAAGTGATTGCTGACATAGTAGGGTCCTAAAAACTCCTTTGGAGAAAATCCGAAATTTTGGGGTGCTGTGAAACGCTTACTGGCCGCTGAAGGCCTCGCGAGCCGCAGTTTCGACCTGTTTGTAGAGCGCCAATTTTTCTTCCGGCTTCATGGCCGCGAGCTTGGAGGGCGTGATGTCCTCGATCTGCGGCGCGCTGGCCCCGCCCGCCTGGCCCGGTTTGCCGGCTTGCGCCCCCGCTCCGCCCGAGCCTTGCGGCTTGAGCAGATAGGTGGCTTGGTTGGCCTGTTCCCGCACGTATTCGTCGAACAGCACGGGGCCGGTCTTGGTGTCGGCGACCAGATTGCCGTCCTGATCGCGCTTGATCGATCCGATGATGCCGTTGTAAAACAGCGTCCTTGCCGATTCGTCCCGGAAGGGGATCCCGTTCAGCACGTCCTTAACGGCAGCGGTCCGTTCGGTTTCCAGGCGCTGGGTGCGTTCGCTCTCGCGTTCGCCCTCGAGCTTGCTGGTCTTCTCGGTCAGTGCTTTGATCTGGCGTTGCAGCTGATGCAGTTCGGTATTGGCGGCGGGATCGACTTTCTTTGGATCTTTGGGATCGGCGGGATCCTTCGGATCGGCCGGATCGGCGGGGTCCGGCGGATCAGCTGCGGGCTTGGCGCCTTTGAGTTCTTTTACTTGCTTTGCGACCGCGTTGATGTCCTTGCGGAATTCACCGAGCAGGCCCTTGACGTCGCTGATGAATGCGCCCAGGTCGGGTGGCGCGGGTGGATCTTTGGCCGGATCGACCGGATCTTTCACTGGCATGTTGCTCCTTGGAACCCCCGTGCTGTTGTTGTTGAAGCCCCACGGCGGGCTGGCATAGAACTGGATGGAACACCCGTGATTACGCCCACGGCGGCGGCTTTTTTATTGGCGGCCTAACTTGAATGGGTCCGTCGTTGGCTCGGATTCGCGGCTCACCGGTAGGGGAAAGCGGCGTCCGATGCCCTGCGTCCAATTGCGGTCGCGGCGGATTTCCGGATTCCGGAACGTCCAGCACTCCCGCGTCGCCTCAATAAAACAGACCCAGTAAATATCGTGATCGCGGCCCTCATCGATGAGGAAGTACGCGATGGCGTCGCCGCGCGGCGTTTCAAGATAGAGCGGCGGATCGAGCTGCAGAATGACCGTGGCCATTCAGATCACCGGAGAGCTAATCGCGGTCCGAGCCGTCTGAAAGGCGCGCGCCTATATAGGCTGCTTCACCGAGTTTCGCGATCAGGTTGCGCTCGCGCAGGATGTGTTTGGCCTGGTGTTCGAGCTCGCCGATAGCGTGTTCGTAAACATCGGGCGTGTAATCGGCTTCAGACTGCCACGCCGCCGCGCGAAATCCGGCGAGAGTGTCATGCGCGACCGTAACCAGATCGAGCTCGCGCGCAAGCGTCGAATCGATCGTGTCGGAGGTGGTAACGACACCGGCGTTGTAGCTCGGAGCTTCCCCGAAATAAAGCAGCCGATCAACGAACTGGTCGAGATACTTCGCTGACCCCTTCTGCCAGCACTTCGCGTGTTTGGCGAGCCATTTGACTCCGAGCGCCTTAAGCCAGCGCGCGTCGACCGAGTATTGCGCGGCCAGGTGCGCCATCAGATTGCAGGAGCTCTCGAGATTGTCGATGACCTTTTGGTTCGCGGCTTCCACTTACTGTTCCTTTCGCACTCGCACCCGTTGGAGCCTGAAGCGCCTGACAAAGTCCTCGGGCATGAAACGCTCGCGCGGGATACACAGCAGCATGGCGCTGACGGTCTTACCGAACACGTTTACCTGGCAGCCCAGGAAGTTGCTCGGGTTGTAGAGCGGAGCGTAGTGCTGATAAATCCGGTAGCCGTGCGCCTCGATCCAGGGAATCAGGTTCGGATAGGCCTCGGGCTTGTCGTTTTCGACGTACAAAAACGGCCGCGTCCGCCGGATGGTTTGATCGGCGCCTTCGAGAATCTCTAGTTCCTGGCCATCCACGTCGATTTTGATCAGCGCGGGATCCACATCGAGCGAATCGATATTGCGCTGGCCGACCGTAAGCGGCGGCCCCGGTCCATTCCAACCTGGTGCGTGGATGTGTTCGAGTTCAATGTCGTTGATTTCGACCGAGCGGGCATCGGCTCCGAGCGCCTGGTGATAGGCCGAGACGTTTTTGTGCCGATACGTATTCCACTCGAGCAGACCGAAGTAGTTGCGCTGCGGTTCAAAAGCGTAAACCGCGCCCTCTGGTCCCACTGCGTCCGCGATCGCTACTGTCAGAGCGCCGATGTTGGCTCCCGCCTCGATGACCGTGTCGGCGGGAGCAAGCACCCCTCGGAGAAGTTCGGCCTCCGATTCTGAATATTCGCCATAAAGTCGCAGGGACCGGCCAACGTAGTGATCGTTGCGATGAAACCTGATCCAGCCGTAGCGGCCGGACGCTGTAAGCAACCGTGGCGGGGGAGCCAGCACCGACGCCGGGTTTAGGCCACTAAGCAGCGCACCAAGCTTGGCCGCATCGATCAGCGCCAGGCGGATCCGCTCGATCACGCCGGTCCAATCGCCTTGAATTGACTGGCGGAAGAGTTGGGCCGACGGATAGATGGGCGTATCCATTCCGTGAACTCCCCAGCGCGGGTCGCCCGACGCCCGCATCATTCCCCACACCCGCTTTCCCATCGCACCGGCCAGGTGCAGCAGCGCGGTGTCTACCGTGATCACGAGATCCAGGTTTGCGATCGCGGCCGCGGTATCGGCCAGATCGTGCGCGCGAAATGTCAGGCGGCTCAAGCCGTCGCCGGCTTGTGTCGCTGGTTCGCCCGCCTGGAGCGAGTAGAAATCGACGCCTTCGATATCAAGGAGCGGCGCGAGTTTGACAAAAGCGAGAGACCGCTCGCGGTCGCGCGCGTGCCTCGGATTGCCGGCCCAGCAGAGGCCAACACGGAGGCGGCCGTTATCGGGAATTACACTACGGAAATATTCAATCGATTCGGCGGGCGCTGTAATATACGGTGTCCGAGCACCAACCTCTTCGCACCGATACCGCAGCGAACACAGCCCGATCCAGTAATCGAAGTGAATGGGATCGGCCTCGTCGTGCGAGGTGATCACTCGACCGCTTGGAACCAGCGGCGCAAATAATCGCGCCAGTTCGGGATGCGTAAACAGAACCACATTCGCGCCTTCAAACTGGGCCGAGAGCAGGTACCGTACATGCTGGATCTGATCGCCCAAGCCCTGTTCGAGGCACACCAGGATCGTCTTACCGGTCAGGTCTTCGCCCTGCCATTCGGGCAGCTCGTCCAACTTCTCGGCTAATTCGAGACGCGAGGGACGGTATTCGTAATCGCGCAGTGCGTTCTCGATGTCGCCATGCATCAGTTCCACTTCATAGCGGGCAAAGCGCAGCTCGGGGCATTCAGGATCGATCGACAATCCGGCTTCGATGGTTTCGCGGGCTTCCTTGTCGAAGCCCATGAGCTGCTCGATGGCGGTCTTCTGGATAAAGGCCGGCAGAAATTCCGGATCGAGTTCGAGCGCCTGCCGGCAAAGATCGAGAGATCGCCCGGGTTCGCCCGCGCGCGTCAGGGCGTTCGCTCCATTAACGAGATAAACCGGATTGGGGTCCGCCGCGGCCGCGCGCCGAAAACACTCGGCAGCCTTGCCCCATTCGCTCCTGAGCAAGTGGATCCGCCCAAGACCGTTCAGCGCCCGCGCATCGTAAGGGTCGAGGTCGAGAGCCCAGCCATATACGCGCTCCGCATTATCGTCCTGCGGCTTTTTGGAAGCCAGCAGCGAAAGGAAATCCGCGATTTCTTTCCGATTGGGCAGCGCATTGTCTAAAGCGAAGTGCGCCTGAGCGAAGGGAACGAACACTAAGCGGCCGCGCCTTCTTCGGCACCCAAGACGCCCTTGGCGGTAGCGCGTTGAAATTGGGTTTGAAACATTTGCTGTTGGGCCTGCTCGGCCTGGTCTTTCGCTTCAGCTCGAGACGGAGCGGCCTCGATTTCAGTGACGACTTTGTTCTTGGTTGCGTCGTTGGCGTCGTCGAGCAATGACAGTGCGACGCGTTTATCCAGTTCGATTTCGAGCGTCTTCGACTTGTCCGTTACTCCCAAATCGATTACAGCCTGCGAGACCTGGATGTCTTGCAGCGCCGGGCGCGCTTCAAAGCGGAAGCCTTGCACGTCCGGATCTGAGGTTGTGCCCCCGCGCGCATCGCGAACATCGATCAGGACGCGCTGCATTCCCATTCGCAGATAGTCGCCGAGACCGTTGGCGACATCGGCGGCCGGCGCCATTTCCATCTCTTTCGAATAACCGGACGACCCGTCGGCCGAAGCCGAGGAGGATCTACCCTGCGCCTGCAGGTAGAAAGATCGATACACTTCCTGGCGCAGCGTGTCCACACGTTGCTGCGAAATGGCGTAGGATTTCCCTTCGGGTTCGGTCCACAGGAACTTCGCCTGCGGATCGGTCAGATGCAGGAAGCCAGCTTCGGACAATGTCATGGTCTTCATGTCCGGCTGACCGATGATCAGCGGCATTGCCAGATTCGACATGAAGAGCGCCCACATCAGCGTGTTCTCGCTGTTCAGATGATCCAGCAATTCTAAGAAAGCCCGGTTGGAAAGCCACAGCGTCGCCGGCACTTCTACCTTGCGGACCGGCACGCGGTTGGATTTCGAAAGCGCATGCGACCCGTAACCGGCCAGGTCGGCCGTCACCGGCTCTTGTCCGATCTCCTCGCCGTTGGCGTCGTACAGCTTGTAGGTGCCGTCCTTTTCCTGCTTGAGCTCGCCGCGCACTCGATATTCGTAATAGTTTTGCTGGTCGAAGATGTACCAGGTGTGCAGCGTCGATGGTTTACCGTCCCAGGTCTGCTGCTCCTGAATGATGGTCTTAATTACCACCCAGATCAGGTTTCCATAGCTGTCCTGGGACCAGTTGATGACCTGCACCGGCGTATAGCCGCACAGGTAGGGACGGTCCAGTCCTTTTTCCTGCTCCTCGGCGCGGCTCACAGGCGGGGCGTCGGCGCGCGGTTTGTCGATTAGCACATAAGCCGAGCGGTAAAGCAGTATCGAGAGCAGCACGCCCCGGAAGAAATCGATATAGCCTGTGCCGGCGTTGTCGGAATCGGCCAGGAAGTCGTCATAAAAGCCGTCGGAGCTTTTGACGTCGATGGTCGGATTCCGCTGGAACATCTTGGTGATGTACCAGCCGGTGACGTTGCCCAGGATGTTCTTATAGGTGAAGCGCCGGATGCGCTCCTGATAGACGTCGAACAGTTCCTTGGGCCGTTTGATCAGGAAGCCGTCGGCGGCGTTTTTGAGCCGCACGCCGCCTTCATGCAGCAGGTCGAGCTTCTCCCACATGTCGTGATAGAGAAGCCACTCGGGATGTTTGCGGTCGAGAAGCTCAACCGGAAGCTGCGCCGCCGGCATTCAAGATTATGCCGAGAGTTCCGGCGTACCAGGAGTATGGACCGGCGCCGCGTGCTCGTCAACGCGAGCGCTGGGTTCAATAGCGGGTGAACCAGCCGCGGTCAAACCGGCGCTCTCCGCCTCCAGCGCCTCCGCTTCATCGGACATATCCGACTGCAATGCGCCCAAAGCGCTCAAATGTCCCCGCGCGGCGATTGCCGTCGCCGGGTCGACGTGATTGAGATTCTGCGAAAGCAGAAACCGCAGGGCCTCCATAATGACAACGATTTCTTTCATGCGATGTACTCCGATCTGTAGCCGCCGGCCGGCCTTAACCCGCATTCGCTCTCGACGAAATAGCCGAGCGCGTCCGACAGGTGCGTAAGAGCGCCGTCGGATTTATCGAGGTCGGCGGAACCTTCTTTGAAAACTACGCGCTCTAAATCCCGAATCAGGTTCGTGCAGCGCGGGTCGATGAACATCCGGCATTGGTCCTGGGCGTTGCGCAGCATTGCGTTTACCGCCGCTACGCGATCACGGACCGCCGGAGCCTT